CGTCTGTCTGCGCTGCGTGCGCGTGCACGTGGTCGGCTCGAGCGGCCGTCGTGCCGACGCCGACAGCGGCCGTCGTGCCGACGTTCGCCGGCGCCGAGCTCGTGAGTGCAGCGGCGCCGCTCGCGACGCCGTCGAGCTTGGTCTTGTCGGCGCCCGTGAGGAAGCCGGAAGCGCCGCCGGCGACGGCTGCGGCGTGCTGCGTGCCGCCGCCCCGGGCGCCGTGCTGCGCATCGGTCGCGAGCGTGCCGACCTGCACGGAGTCGGCAGACACGACGAGCGAGCCGTCGGCGTGCGCGACTACGTCGACCGTGTTGGCAGTCTTCGTCAAGCCGGCGCCGGCGACGAGTTGCGCGGCGCCCGTGAAGCGCGCGTACGTAAGCGGCGAAGTGCCGAGCGCGATGGGTGCGTCGGTCGCGAGTATCCAGCCGCTCTCGGCGTGCTCGGTGCCATCGGTCACGAAGACGACAACGCCCGGCAGCATGTCGACGCTTGCGTCGGCGTCGGTCGCGCGCAGCCATGCGCCGGCGTCGTTGGCGACGAAGATGCCATTGTCGACCGGCGAAGGCTGTGCGGTGAGCAGCACGCGGTCGCCGTTTACGGTCGGCTTCGAGTCGACTACTTGAGTGTTCGAAGCCGTGATCGGCACGGTCGCGACGAGTCGCACCGGCGTTCGAATGCCCGACAGCACGAAGGATGCATTTAGATACGACAGCGGCACGGCGTCGCCGGCAGCGGTCGGCGTGCCGAGATTCGCGACCGTGTTGCCGGCGGCATTCTGGTCGGCGGTAAACGGTATCGTGCCGTCGGCGCGTAGAAGGTTGTCGCTCAGCTCCGGCGCGAGCTTCTCTTCGGTGATGCTGCCGTCGGGTATGACTCCGCCCCCACCGACGCCGCCTTCGATGGCGACAACTAACTGTCGGTGAAAGTCAACGAGCGGCCGGTTCGTTGACCCTTCGTTCATCTCCGTAATTTCGACCGATGGCACGGTCGGCACGGCGGTCGCGTTCGGGTCGTAGCGCTCGGCGAGCCCCGGATAGTCGATGTGGTAGCCGGGCGACCGAATGCTTATGCGTCGCGTGACTGATGACACGACGGCGTCGCTTGCCGTCGCAGTCACGCGCACACGGAACGGGCCCCAACATCCGACGTCAAACTCGAGCCGCCAAGTCTCCGGCGCGAGCTCGGTTAGTAAGGGGTTGGCGCCCGGCGGCTCGTCTAACAGCACGACGTCAACGAGCGCCGCCGTCGGGATGTTGCCGACCGTGATTGTCACTGGGTGCGCGCGCGTCGCGCCGATTGCCCCGGTGCTCTTGATATCGGTCCGGCCGCGGTCGACGCTGCCGGCGGGTATGCCTGCGTCGGGTTGATCGAAGGTGAGTGTGATTGCCATCTCTACACCACACCGGCGAGCTTGCCGCCGGTTGTTTGCGCGATGTCCGCGAAGCCTTGAGTAATGCTGATGTCCGGTGTCACGGCGGCGCTGCCGAGCGTGAACTGCTCGCCGACGCTTGCCGACGAGTAGACAACGTCGATGCGCACGCCGGCCGCCTTCGCCTGCTGGAAGAGCTCGTGCAGCTGCTGTCCCGTGGTCGCAATCGTCACGCCGAGCAGCTCGAGCTTGAACGCGCCCGGGAAGTATTCTGTAAGTATGATCGTGCCGCTCGGCGGCATGATGGCTTGCGCGATGCCGAGAATATCCGGCGGCCGGCCGCTTGAGTCGTTGAGCATGACTCGCGCGGTTATCCAGAGCTTATAGGTTGCGTCGTCGCGTCCGGCGCGCGGTTGCCCGACTAGCTCGCCGAGCATGTCGAGTGCGTCGCCGACGGCTGCGGGCAACATGGTGCCGACGAAGACGTCGTATATGGCGTCTTCGAGCTGTTGAATCTGCACGAGATAGGTCGAGAGCAGCGCAAGAAACTTCGGCAAGCGAAGGTCGTATATCGGCAGCGCTTGCCCCTGCGCGACTACTTGCGTGTTGTGCTCGAGCGTCACGGCCCGACCCAGTTGGCGCCGGCGAAGGTCGCGACTTCGCGCGTACCAATGGCGAGCACGTTGTCGGGCGAAGTCGGGATTGCGTCAGGCGGCAGCGCCGGCGCGAGCGCGAAGTCGAGCGTCACGTTCACGACGCCGACCACTTCGGAAGCGATGGCGAGCAGCCGCACGAGGTAGACGGGCAAGCCGATGCCGAAGTGCGCCGGATCGGTCGGGTCGACGCTCGCGAGCTCGAGCGCGGCGCGAATGCTCAGCGGCACATAGCTCGCGTTAGTCGTCGCGGCGTAGTTGACGTTGACGATCTTCTGAGTCGGCCGAGTGAAGCGCACGAAGTGCGTCACGCCTTCGGTGTCGGTGATCGTGACTGTGGTCGACCCAAACGTCTCTATGCCGGCCGGCTTGTTGCGCCAGATGCTTTGCGCGATGGCGTCGTCGACGCCGCCAGAGACCACGATCTCGAAGCTGTGCGGCGGCAGCGTGTTGACGATGGCGTCGGTGACGTTTTCCGAGCCGGTCGCCGTGATGACGTTCGGCAGCAAGCGAACGTCGGCGATGATGCCTTCGAGCGTCGAGCCCTGGCTTGTCGCGCGTAGCTCGGCCTGGCGGATGCGATACTCTTCGTCCGTCTCGACGTTGCGCCCGGGGATCGCGGTTAGCGGGTTCGTGACGGCCGTCCACCCCGATACGGGGCTTTCAATCTTCGTCAGTGTGTTGGCGCCGGCCGTGAGCGCGCCGGCCGTTTCCGCGGCTGCGGCGACGTCGTAGCTCGTTGCAGTGGTCGCCGTGATGGCGTCGGCGAGCGTCACGAAGCGCACGCTCGGTCGCGTTGGGTCCGACACTACGCTGCCCGTCGGGACGAGCGTGTTAGGCGCCATTGTCAGGTGTAGCGTGACAAGTGCCTTCGTCGCGGGTAGGCGCGGCACGCCGACGAGCGAGCCGTTCGCATCGGCTGCGATGCCTTCCGCGCTGGCCGGGTCGTGCGCGTCGTAGACTTCCGCCACGGCTTCCCAGCACGCGGCGAGCTGCAACGCTATGGCCATGTTCACATTCGCGAGCACGCCGGTCGCGCTGGTGTTGAGCGAGCCGTCGACGGTCGACTTCTGCGCCGCTTGCAGCTCGGCGATAATCTCGGCGACTGTCTTCGCGACGAAGCCTTGCGGAGTGAGACCGCTCATGTGCCCCCTGTGAAGCCGGCCGTTGTGGGCGTCGCTTGCGGCTGCGAGCTCGGCGGGTCGAGCGTCACGAGCACGTCGCGGTATATCGGCACGACCGTTCCGTCGGTCGCGGTGACGGTCGCCGAGATGTTGAGCGCACGCTCCGCGCGCGAGAACGCGACCGTCAACCGGTCGACGCTCGCGACTCCGCCGGTCTCGCGCAGCACTTGCGAGAAGACGGCCTTCACGACTTGATCGGGCGGCCGCCGGTCGAAGAAGAGCGTGCGGTAGTCAATGCCGACCCGGGTGTCGAGCGGCCACTCGCCCTTGAACAAGGCGACCCGCAAATTGATGTCCTGCGCGACGGCGTCTGCGCCCGTGACGAGCACGAGGTCGCCGCCGGCGATCACGATGTCCCCGTCGAGCGGGTCGAGCGCGAGGTCGGTCACACGGGGCTCTACAGGCAGAGTCGACCGAAGCGCAAGTGCACCGGTGAATCGGTGCACCGGTGCACCGGTAGCTCGAGCGCTTAGTCGCTGCCGACGACGCTCGAGCCGACGGCGCCCGGGGTCGATGGTACGGCGGTCGCGAACACCGGCGGGTCGGCGTCCGGGTCGGGCTCGGTCGGCGCATGCGAGCCCACAACGAGCCCGAAAGCCTCCTGCGCGGCGATGCCGTAGCCGGCGTTGATTAGGCCGAAAGCCGCTTCGGTCGCGCTGGTGAGCCGGTCGAGGTCGGCAGCGATGCGCGCGGTCTCGGCGTCGACCTTGCTCGCGAGTGCGACCTTGTCGGCCGGCGCCGAGCTGCCGAGATTGACCTTAGTCGCGGTGACGAAGATAGCCTTGCCCGTGTCAGATCCGAGCCGCATGGCGTCCGAAGCGACCGCGCTTAGAAGGTGCGCGTAAGGCGCTGGGCCCAGCGGTAGGGCGACGGCCCCGTCGAGCGTGTGTGTACCGAGGTCGCCCGTCGATATGGCAACCTGGCGGCTCTTAGACGCCGTCGCGAGCCATTGGTCGATCGAGCGCTCGGCGAAGACGAGCAGCACGAAGTCTCCGGCGGCGAGCGGCCATGTGATCGCGAAGCCGCCGCCTTGGGGGAAGGCAAGCGGCACACGCGGTATCACGGGCAAGTCTTCTTCGACGAACGGCTCGAAGCCTTCGGCGGTGTCCGCGGTCGGCAGCGCGTTGCGCAGACACGGCCGCACGTCGGCGAGCTGTCCGCGGCCGCTCGCGTCGGTGTAGACGGCGACCACTTGCCCCGGCATGGCGGTATGGGTGTCGAAGAGCGCCGAAGCGATGCCGGCCTGCACGATCTCTGCAAGGTCTGGCGTCGCGAGCGTCACGCGCGCAGCTCGGCCAAGTCGTCGGCGGGCAAGTCGTCTTCGGCGCTCGGCGCTGCCGGGATAGGTTGCAGCTCTTCGGCCGGTATGGCGTGCGTGTGCTCGTTGCTCGCGAACGCCGCGGGCTGCGGGTCGGGCTCGAGCACGAGCACGACGGGCTCGAGCACGGCGACTTCGGCGACGGCCGGCCGCTCGAGCGTCGCGGTTACTTCGTCGGTGGGCGTTGGGTCTGTGGTCTGCATGCCGGCGAGTAGCGGCAGAGCAGGGCCCAGCGCAAGAGCTCTAGCGCTTGACCGCGGAGAGCTCGAGCTCGGCCCCCCAATCGTTGCCCATCCATTCGCCCTTGAATGTCACGGTGTCGATCCGATAGATGCCGCCCACATAGCGCGTGTCGAGCTCGACCTGGCGCCCGGGATACAAGCCGGGAAGCATGAGCGTGCGCGCCTTCACAAGCTGATTTTTGCCGAGCTCGGGCGACTCAATCAGACCACTCTGCGGCGTGAGCTTGATCGGTGCATCCGGCAGCACGGCGGCGCGCGACGGCAGAAATTGCAGCTCGCCGTCTTGGATGCTCCATTGCAAGCCACACGACCGCGTGAGCCGGTCGAGCACCGCGACGGCGTCGCCGCTCGCGGCGAAGCCTTTGCCGACGGCGACTTGCCCCGTCTTCCAGTATCGCGCGTCTGCGACGACGGAGAGCGCGTTGCCGATGCCGACTT